CGTTGCAGAAGTGCCGACATAGAGTTTTTTGGCTATACCGAGACCACCGTCCGTATGAACAGAACCAGACGTACCGCTAGTGGTATCCGTAGTGTCGTCGATAGAAACAATACCACTGGTCGTAAGCGTTGAGAACGAACCTGCTGCCGGGGTTACCGAACCGATAATCCCGTCATAGAGCGTAGAGACCAACGCCCCCGTATTGGAATTGAATGTTAAGTTAGTCCCAGTCTTTGTCGTTTGGGCACCTGTAGCCGCAGTCACAAATAATGGGAAACAACTAGTATCAGTGCTTTCATCAGTCGGAGCGACATACCCATCCGCTTCAGTTATCCCTGCGGCTGTAAGACGAAGTTCTATACGATCTCCAGCAACGAAAGCTCGGCCCGTAGTACCCTCTTGCTCACGAACAATGGTAAGCGTGTCGGTTGAACGCGCTGTGCACTTAACAATCTCAAGATTATTGGAAGTGTCAATCAGCGTAGCGTAGAAATAATCACCCCCTGTCGGGTTAGGAAATAACGCGCCCTCGCTACCTGTAACAGCCATAGAAGTATCGGCATCACTGATCCCGCTAGCCAGTAGACTGAAGGCGTTATTTGTGAATAAAGCTTGTGCCATGAACTATCTCCTTAAGCCCATATGGGGGACCGGACTGTCAATGTTGCACGCCCAGCGCCAATATTAGCACGAGCCCTACGTTCTGCTACCTTAAATGTAAACTGCTTCGCATGATACGCAGCCAATTCTGTATCGCTCCAAGTTGTTTCGGGCATCGTTAAAAGACCCTGTAGCGCCCCATGAATAATCACAGTCTCTAGGTCATCCATCACCGTACCTTCCATACCTGTAGAACTGCGAAGGGGCTTCTGGGCTACAAACATCTCGATAGTGTCAGTACCATTATCAGGAACTAAAGCCACATGAAATGTATCGGGGTTGTTCTGAAATATGTACTGGGGCGTCGTACGCTCAGCCGCTACGCTAGATGGATACTTGGGATACAGCCGGTGTATATCCTCCAACGTCTTGACAGGTAAATCGTTTCCATTAATCGACGACGTAAGAATAGTATGGACTTCCGCACCCGACTCGGGGACAAAGGCATATTCATACGTTCCAGCCACCATAGTAATCGTCGCGTGTTTATAACGCCATGCACTAGTGCGTTCGCAAGCTTCAATAGCCGCATCACGAAGATGGGTAACGAGAACAGGTTGTGGAGCACCAGGTGCATAAGCAGCGATACGATTAACCAAAGTGGTATATAATGCAGTAGCCATTAAACGACCTCTACCTTAAGCGGGTCTTGCCCAGCATCTTCAGTATCCGTCACCGGTAATGATCCTTTAGTTACACCAAGCATCTCTGTATAGGAATCCTTGAAGAGTTTAGCACGCCCGCTTGTAACATGTTCGTTATCAACAGACTCAAGTAGGAATACCATAATATCTACCACAACGGGGAAGTATGCATCCGGAAGGAGTGTAACCGCCGTTGTGCCGTCATAAGTCGTAGGAACCTGCGAATATTCAATATCAAGCGTCTGTGCCGCAGGGGCTTGTGGGTAGATAAAAAATTTATTTGGGTTGCGAACATGACGCATCCAGTTAACAGCCGCAGCCGCAGTATCATTCGGCCATGTCGGAAGAGTCTGGTCGAGAGTCTCACGGTTAGCTTCAACCAACCCCACACCACTGCCGTTAATAGACAGAACTTCAATAATCCGTAGAGAATCAGATGGGGCTGATTGAAGAACTTCCCCTGCTGTACAGGCTACCGTACCTGTAAAAGCAAAGAGATCAGGACGCAGAAGCTGTATCCGCTTCAATGCTTGGTTGCCCATACCAAGCATAAAGGCATCGCTATACCTATACGTCGCGGTCTCATCTTGGACAATACGACGTACGTCAACAATTACGTCGTCGAGAATCATTTTTTCTTGCCTATGCCCCTGGAAGCATCAGCAGCCAAAGCAGCCTTAGTTTTCTTTTTAGGCTTGGCTTTTACTACTTCTTTCGGATCAGTAGACAAGTCAAGCTCGGACTTACGAGCCTTCTGCTTCTTCGTCAAAAAACGTTCTGGAAAGGCTTCCTCTTCCGTAACTTCTTCCATGTTGACGTTCTTGGCGAGGTTGTCGGTATGATAGAAAACTTGCCCATCAGTCTTGTGCCTCAGCCAACGCCCGGGGTTACCCATGTTGGGTTTGTGGGCCATATCGACCTCCTATAAAAATGAAGGGAGGGGGGCCGAAGCCCCCCAACCAACGAGATTACGAGCAGTCGATGCAAACAGCCCAAACACGCATCACAGAAGCGTCCTGCGGTGCAGTGAGGAACAGCATATCGATTGTGTCGGCAGAGCTGTAATACTTGCCGTTACCGAGCGCCGGTTCAAAGACGTTCGGAGTACCTTCAACGAGAGTGTTGTTGGTAGAGCAAGCGGAACCAACCGCGTTACAATCATGACCATTGATCCAGCCGTCAACGTCGCCACCGGTTTCCCCGATGTCAACAGTAGAGGCCGTACCATCAGCCGTGGTAACGTCAATACCGACAGCCATGACAAGCGTCTTGGCCGGAATATTGAGTACCTGCAACGTATCTGACGTTGCAAAAGCCGTGTCCCCATCAGTCACACGCTGAGCGGTGATGGCGACAAAATCAAGGTCCACCACCATTTTGTACATCTTGATGGGGGTTTCGTGATGGGCAGCACTCGTACCCACATTGACCTTGCTGGCCGACAAGTTGGCAATTGTATAAGCAGCCATAATTTAGGTTCCTTCCGCTTATGCGATTGTGATGATACCGGCGGTCAGCGCGGTGTCTTTTACGACTTTGTAGCCGTACACCTGCAAACCACGGATGATATCGCCAAAGGTGGATTCAGACCGGAGAGTCTCCATATTGGTCATCTGCGAAGCGAAAGTCAGCCCCTTCTTATGACCAGCAAAAAGAGTAAACTCACCAGCAGCGCCCGTTGCGGACAATGGCAGATTATGGCTCACATAGAGAGTGAACCGGTCAATGACACCAAGCCGACCATTACGCAGCGGCGAAGAACCGTCGCCAGTAATAGATGCATCCTTGAGATCGGACTGTTTGATTAAACCAGCCATCTTAGCAGGAATAATCATCCAGCGATCAGTCTCAGGGACATTAGCTTCGTCGAGGACCGTGCCATGATTAATGATCTCGGCCAAGACGTTCGAGGTCGTAAGAGCATTCGCCGTGCCAGTGACACCAAGGTCAATAGCAAGCGACTGCTCACCAGCCGTGAGACCACGGTTGGTTGATGCGACATCACCAGCGATATTACCGAGTACATCAGTGTCGATGGTAATCTTCATACGCTCGGAAGCGTCCTTAGACCACGCATCCATCATAGCGATGTCTGACTGCACTTGGTCAACATCATCTTCGACAGCGGCGAAGTATTTGCCTTTGTCGATGAGAAGCTGCAGCTTCGGCTTATCGGGGTTCTCGACAGTCAAGGTCTGACCCTTGACGTAATCATTGATCGTCAACTCGGGAGTCGTACGGATATTAACCGTATCACCATAGTTTTTGATCTCACCCTCGTAATCGGTATTGGCAATGAAAGCCAAAACCGTGGCGTCGTAGAAGTTTTCGATCAGCTTTCCAGCCCAGATTTCCGGGATGAAATTGCCAGTGTAGGCCGGATGGCCCGGAGATGTAGCGTATGCCATCTTGTGGCTCCTTTAACTACGCGTTGACAATACGACCTTCTTGCTGCGCAGCAAAAATGTCGCGCTCAATTTTGTCACGCTCCTCCTCGTTGCCCTTAAACTTACCTTCCCGAACGTCCCTATAAAAAGTCGTCAAGTCGTCAGGAGTGTAAGTCCTTTTTGTGTTGCCATGGGGGGTCGCGGAAGTGCGGCCTTTACCCGGGGCAACTTGTTTAGCAAGCTCGGAATTGGAAGCGCTCCGACTAGGTTGAGCTGGTTCCGTACCATTTGCCTGAACCCAAGATGTAAAGAAATTCGCAACCCGATTAGCGTCCATATCGCGTTGGGCACCATCGAGGTACGTCTGACGAGTCATATTGGTGAGAGGATCAATTTCCAGTAACCAAGTTTGGAACTCGGAACTATCGTTAATCTCACGCCAATTAGGCACTGCATCAGATAAAGCAGACCAGAAATTTTGCTCGATACTCTGCGTTTGTTGGTTAGCAATCTGCTCAACACGAGGGACAACTTGCCCCTGTAGCTGCTGAATAGTCGCGTTCAACGAGTCAATCTGCTGTTGATAACCACCGGTTATCTCTTGGCTGACCTTACGCATAATATCAATCGACTCCCCGTACTCCTCAACTTCGTCCTCCGTAAGGAGGGACTTGGGTTGTTCGGGTTCAGGAGTAGGTGCGGGGGTAGCCTGCATAGTGGAAATAAGTTCTTCCATCTGTTGCAACCGTCCGCTCAACTCTTGATTCTGCGTAGATAACCGTGCAGTATCAGCGTTGTACATACCCTGAAGAGTCTTCCACCTCTGCTCATAATCATCATCTTGGCCGCCTTCACCCTGCTCAACAGGTTCGGGCTGAGGTGCAACTTCTTCCGCACTGTCGGCTGACACAACTTCTTGTATAGGAGCCGCTTCACCTTCCGGCGACGGGGCTGAGTCCTCTTCGTTGAGGTCCTTATACAAGGCTTGAACCGCCTCAGTCTGCTTCTGAACTTGCTTTGGCACTGCCATCATACGCTCCTATCGGTGTGCGTGGTTAAGGTAGCTTGCCCTTGCGGGCATCTGCTACGATCTCAGGGGCATCATTCAGGAGATCAGTAATCTCCTGTAACACCTGGCATCGCCCCTGCGCGATACCGGTGCTGCCATTTGCATTGGGTAGCCTCTTGAGCTCTGTGTGATACTGCTCATCGAGGAACGCCTTCGCAGCCGGTACATTCTGTGCGATATGAGCAAAAGCCCTTACAACTTCTTCGTCTGGCTTAATCATACCGCTTGTCCTGTATTCTTATTAGAAACCAAATTTAACCCACCAGCCGGGTTCCCGGCTTGGTCAATAGTTTGAGGTTGCCCACCTGTGCGCCCGCCATCAGGCGGCGCTATAGCGGCTTGGGCCTCTTGTTGAGCAGCGCGTTGATTAAAAGCACGCTTCTCACGAGAAGGTACTACTTCATCCACCGGCATCTGTAAACCCTTAGCAACCTCACGAAGGATAGCCGCACGCCCATCCTGGCCGATAATATCCATATCAAATTCATTAGCGGTAGCTTGCAAGAACTCAATACGGCGGGTGTTGACAGTATCCTTTACGGCCAAGTTAATCGCGCCTCTCGGTACGATCTGTGCATCACCCTTAATACTTTCATCCTCATCATAACGCATATTGTACACAAATTGACGGCTAACAATGACTTTCAGGATGTCTGCATCAATGTGCATGACAACCTGACGAATGCTCTTACCCGCCGAACCCATCAACATAGAGAGCCCGGATGCTGTCCGACCAGCCCCCTTAACATTGAGATCACCAGATAAGTAAGAGGGGATGCCACTGTGGTCGTCGGCTAACTGGCTAAACTTCTCATAAACAGCAAGTAACGCACTAGAATTATCATTAGGCTGATTAAAACGAACCGCTGGTGCCGCACCACCCAATGGATCATTCAGTACCTGCCAAATACGCCACGGATACATCTGAGTGATGTCTTCATTAGTGGGGATACGTTCGAGGTTAACTTCAACTTGAGGACCAGAAGCGATACCCATATTATTAGCCAGCGAACGCGCAGCCGCATTCGCCATATTCTGGACATCTTCGATAACTTCTGGGATACCTTTACCCCAAAACGCACCAGGATTCTTAATAAAGGAAGTAACCGCGTAAGGTTTCTCACCAAGTGGGTCATAATTAAGAATAGCCTTGATGACATAGTCTCCAACCACCCAGACATTCGCGTCATATTCTTTGGCGGGATCGGGCACTTCCTCGGGAGTAAGACCCCATTCAAGTAACATTGATCCGCTAATTTTACCCCAAAATTCAAGGGCGTCATAAATCTGTGTTGGTCTGAGCTCAGTACTGAACTTGCGTTCTTGCTCATCCTTCTCCTGCGAGACCTCGGTGCTGATCCATGACCGTCCGTTACCGAAGTCGAGGAGAGATCGTATTGCGTCGTCATCATACCCATCCACCCCAATAAGCGCCGATAAGTCCATCCGGGTTAAGGGATGGTGCTCGAACATATACCCATCCTCAACATTAGAAATACCGGGTTCGGGGTATAACCGGAAAGGATCGACGCGTTCATACTCAGGAGCCAGCATACTGTCAGTAACAGCCGTAGTGGCACCAGCCTCGTCTATATCCCATGACAACTTCTTCTGGTGCCTTATGACCGGTCCCTTGATCACTGCAATGGGGAACGTCACAAGGTCGGTAATAAATTCGTTAAAGCTTTCAGCAAACCCGCCCTCGGCAAACTGATCAGCGATCCGGAACTTCATCCTATTAGCGCGTGTCTGAGCGTCCTGAAGGATCGAAAAGCGTAGTTCCTGCGCGGCGACTTCCTTAAGCTGCTCGACCTCCGATACCTTAGGTGCTGTCCCTAATTCCTCAATAAATCTAGCAACCTTATCCCCGAGTAACTCGTTAATCACTGCATCACGGGCTTCGGGGAGGTCTGGGTTAGGAGTAGGCTGTATATCCCACGGAGGCGTGCCTTCATCCATAAGGATATCACGCAGCCAGCTTTCGCCTGCGCGGCACTTCACTTCCGTGATCATCATGAATATCTCGGAGCCGCCCTGAACCTGTATCTGGTTGAGCTTAGTCGCTTCATACTCACCGTTACGCTGACGTAACGCCTTGAGCATGATGGTCTCAACGGGGTCCTTGGACCGCTTCGCTGCCTCGAATGCACTGCGCAGGTACGCAGACAAACCAAGTATGAGG